GGGAGAGCATGGATTGCTATGGGTAAAATGGATGGCCTTACATGTTCTTTACGTTACGAAAATGGAGAGCTGGTTTCCGCAGAAACAAGAGGAAATGGTATTATTGGAGAAGATGTTACTCATAATGCTAAAGTAATTCCCTCTATTCCTAATCATATTAATACGGACGAAGAAGAAGTTATTATTGATGGAGAGATTATTTGCACATACAAAAATTTTGAATCTTTCAAAGAAAATTATAAAAATCCTCGTAATTTTGCTAGCGGGAGTATAAGACTTCTTGATTCTAAAGAATGTGAACAACGTCATCTTACTTTTGTAGCTTGGGATTTAATAAAGCCTAAATCTTATTTTTTAACTAATAGTCTTACAGCTTTAATGTTTTGGGGTTTTAAAGTAACTCCTTTTTTAAATAATAAATATTTTAATGATAATAATTATAGCTATAAAGATGTCATTGATGATATAAAAAATATGTGTAAAAACGAGTCTTATCCTATTGATGGAATTGTTTTTAAGTATGATGATACTGAAGAATATGAGGCGGCAGGTAGAACAGACCATCACTTTAAAGGCGGTATCGCTTATAAGTTTTACGATGATGAATATGAAACAGAAGTAAAAGATATTGAATGGACAATGGGAAGAGCAGGCCAATTGACTCCCGTATTAGTTTATAATGATGTTGAAATAGATGGCGCCGTTTGCAATAGAGCAAGTCTTCATAATATTAGTGTTATGAAAAAGACAATGCATGGAGCCTTCCCGGGACAAAGAGTATACATTTATAAAGCAAATCAAATCATACCTCAAGTGGCTTATGTTCAAACGAATAAACCTGATAATGTCCCGGTAATTCCTATTCCTAAAATATGCCCATATTGTGGAGCACCGACAGAAATAAGAAAAGATTATGATAGTGAAGTTTTATATTGTACTAATTCCGCATGTTCCGGAAAACTAATTAATCGTCTCGATCATTTTGTAGGTAAAAAGGGTCTTGATATAAAAGGATTATCTGAAAAAACTCTTGAAAAACTTATTGATTGGGGATGGATTAATTCTTTAGAAGATATTTTTAAATTACAAGAGCATCGTAATGAATGGATTGAAAAGTCTGGATTTGGTATTGCTTCTGTCGATAAAATTTTAACAGCAATAGAAGAAGGTAGAAATTGCACAGCATCTAAATTTATTGCGGCAATTGGTATTCCGCAGATAGGTAAGGTAGCTTCAGAAGATTTAATTAAAGTATATCATACCTATAATGGATTTAGACATGCTGTAGATTTTCCAGATGAGGATGACCACCTTTATAATATTAAAGGTATTGGCGACGTTATGATAAAAATTCTTACTTCTTTTGATTATACTGAAGCCGATAATATTTTTGATAATTACATAAATGAAATTATTACATCGGTTCCTGAAGTAAAAGGGCAAGAAGATAGAAAATTAAAAGATAAAATATTTGTAATTACGGGTAAAACTTCTCATTTTAAGAATAGAAATGAATTGAAAAATTTTATAGAAGAAAATGGCGGAAAAGTTACGGGGTCAGTTTCTAAAAAAACTAACTATCTCGTAAATAATGATGTCAATTCTACTTCTAGTAAAAACAAAACGGCGAAAGAGTTGAATATCCCGGTCATTACAGAACAGCAACTTATTGACTTGATTAATTGAAAAATTTTTGGTATAATATTTTTATGAAAGATGAAAGAAATATAAATATTTTAGCCAGTAGAATTATACGGGCAGAAGAAGCAATTCAGAGAAATGATAATGTAGAAAAAAATGAAGAAGAAATTAGAAATATTATAAGTAATCTATCTTTTCCTGAAGTGCTACAACTAAATGATTATGTTTCAAATTATTTTAATATTAAAAGGAGAAAATAAAAATGGCAAAATTTAAAGAGAACACACTAGCAGTATTTAATTACATTAAGGCACATGAGGATGAGAATATTACAGCAAAGGATATTGCTGCGGCTCTTGATCTTGATCCCCGCCAGGTAAATGGTATTATCACAGGGGCTTTTTCAAGACACACCAAGACTGTAGGAGAAGATAAGGTAAAGGATCCCCTTGCTGAGAGAGTTGAAGGCGAACTTGAGATTGAGGATAAGGATGGTAATATTAAGCATGAGTCCGTCAAGTTTGTTAAGCTAACTGAGTCTGGCCGCAATTTTGACCCTGAGACAGCGGAATAATTCTTTTTATAACGGGTTAAGTATAAAAATACTTAGCCCGTTTTTTTGAATAATGAAGATACTTTTGATTATATTGTCTATTTTATTAATTGGAGTATCTCTTTACCTGTTATTTCAATTGCGGCAAACGAATCAAAAAATATAGGTAAGTAATTTAAAATAGACAGTAAATAAGCATTTAAAAGAAAAACAAAAAGAATTATCTGATTTAAATTAGCAAATTACTGACAAACAAAATAAAATTTTATAGTTAAAGAATCTTCAACAGCAATAGCAAAATATTTTAAACGAGGCAAGAGAAAAGCAAGGCTAGAAATTATTGCAAATACAATCTTCTTATCAAGAAAGTATTGCTAAACAAGAATAGATTTATAATAATACTATTTAGCAAAAAAAGAAAAATATTGAATTAAAATATCAATAGTATGAAGAATCCTTAAAGCAGTAGATACATAATATATAGGATTTGCGGGATCAGATTCAATCTGATTTAACCTAGCTTAAATCTGTATATGAGGCTGCGACCGCCGCACGTCTTAGATAGCAAGAAGAATAGGATAAAATATCTTTTTATCGTATAAAAATTTCTGAAGGACAAATTAATGATATTATAAATCTTCAAGAATGGAAAAAAGAACTTAATGATCCTTCTATTGTTTCTAAAATTATTTGGTCTGCTTTTATAATGAAACCTACTACTGATTTATGTAATCGTGTATTAGGTTCTGGATCAGTTTGTGGTATTTATAAAATTACAAATAAACAAACTGGTGATATATATATTGGACAAAGTGTTAACATAGCCGATAGATGGAAACAACATGTAAAATGTGGTCTTGGGATAGATGCTTCCGCCACTAATAAACTTTATAATAATATGCAAAAATATGGAGTATGGAATTTTACTTTTGAAATTCTTTAGAAATGCACTCGTGATAAATTAAATGAAAAAGAACGTTTTTGGATTTAGATGTATCAATCAAATAAAGTTGGACTTAATATAACGAAGGGAAATAAATAATGAAGTTTTAGAATACTAAGGTTATGAATTTTGAAGGTGCTTTCCGCGGGTTACGTAATCCTCTTGAAAGTTGGGGAAAAAGTGATAGTAGCTTTGGAATGTATCCTGAAGAATACAGTTATGATTCAACTCTTACGGTTGCACATGAATGGATAACTGATTATAATATTAAAGCAGAAAAAAATAATCAAAAAGTAATCGAAGAAGGAAGCCTTGAATATTGTAGATTAGAAGATAGCTATATAGATTGGCTTATAAAAAATAGCATCCTATCAGAAGATGATAACGGAATGACAATTTTTGATTTAGCTTTATTAGGTCCAAAAGATTTAGATTTGGCTCAACGTATGATTAAGGCTGGTTCGAGCGATAGAAAATTTCTTCGTCAAATCTTCGTTTCTGTTGATATAACTGCACCGTTATATTGGTGGAAAGAGGCCGATACCTATAAAGTAGCAACGGTTGCTAATTCAACATCAACAATGCATAAATTAGCAAGCACGCCTATTACAAAAGAATGTTTTGAAATGGGAGATTATAGTTCAGATTTAATTCTTTTTGAAGGTGAACCATATACTATTGATGATACTAATGATGATTGTGTAGATTATATTATTAGTATATGTGAAACACTTAGAAAACGGTATCTTGAAACAAAAGATAAAAAATATTGGAAAGAACTTATTCGTTGGCTACCTAATGGATGGTTACAGACTAGAACTTGGACGAGTAATTATGAAACTTTGCGGAATATGTATGGACAGCGTCGGTACCATAAACTTACTGAATGGAGCCAAGATTTTTGCAATTGGATAAAGACATTACCGTATGCTGAAGAATTGATTCTATTTAATCAATAAATTTGATTTTTATAAAAATTTATAATATAATATTATTATAAGATAAAAAAGAATAAATAAATAAACGAAAAAAATTTAGGAGAAAAAAGAATGAGAAAGAATATCAACGAAGAAGTTATTGAAGGCAGACTTTATGACCATAATCTTCAGATGAAAACCGTTACAAATAAGAATTCAAAGAATTTTGGTGTTGAATATATCACAGGAAGTTTAAATATAGCAACAGATGAAGAGGGATTGAATGTAATTCCCGTTCATTATACATTTGTTAAAGAGCTTACAGGTTCTGGGGCAGTAAGTAGTACTTTTGTAAACTTGAAGCAAATTCTTGAAACTGGTAAGACATGGCTTAAAGATGGTAAGGATATGGCAATGATGGTTCGTCTAAACACGGCTGCCGCATTGAATGATTATTTCCCTAATGGCGGAGACCAGCTTGTGTCTCAGCAAAGAAACGAAGGTGGTTTTGTATCATTTGTTTCTACTCTTAATCCTGACCCTATTGCCAGAAATAAATTTAAATTTGATGTAATTATTAACGGTGTTACTTTGGTAGAAGCAGATCCCGAGCATAATATTAACGAAGATTTTGTAAGAATTAACGCCGCAATCTTTGATTTTAAAAATGCGCTATTGCCTTTTACTCTTGTTGCAAAAGATTCTAAGGCATCTGGTTCTGTAAATTATTTCCTTGGCCTGGGAGCGTCTCAGAGTAACCCTATTTATACACAAGTAAGGGGAGAGATTGTTAATACTACAATCAAGATTGAGAAGAAAATGGAAAATGCTTTTGGCGAAGCAGTTGTTGATTCTAGCTTCCGCCATGAGAGAGAATGGGTAATTACTTGGGCACAGCCTCAGCCTTATGTGTTTGATGATCCTCAGACTATCACAAAAGCAGAACTTGAAGAGGTAATTGCCAATAGAAATACCTACCTGGAGGACCAGAAAGCTAGCGCGAAGAAGTATTACGAGGAAAGACAGCGTACTTCTGCGGTACCTGCTCCCAGCGCAATTCCTGTTCCTTCAAATGTTGTTCCTGAAGGTGGTTTTAATTTTTAATTAATATATAAATGGAAAGGATGAAATTCATTCTTTCCATTTTATTGTACTATGAGTATGAAATAAGAAAATAGTAAAGGAGATTTTTTATGATTGATTTAACAAAACTATAGCCTCACAAAGTTAGTAGAGATTTAAGTGGATATATTACATATATTTACGGTCCTGGTAAAATTGGTAAAACTACTTTTGGTAGTCAAATGCCTGGCGCCCTTATTTTGGCTTTTGAAAAAGGATACAATGCTCTTCCCAATGTGTTTGCGCAAGACGTTACAACTTGGGCAGAAATGAAAATGATTCTACGAGAATTAAAAAAGTCAGAAGTAAAAGAGCGATTTCATTCTGTTATAGTTGATACCATTGACATTGCGGCAGCCGCATGTGAAAAATATGTTATTTCTCAAGCGGGAGTTGATACTCTTAATCAAATTCCATATGGCCAAGGTTGGTCACGAGTAAAAAGAGAACTAGAAGATACTTTTAGAGCAGTTACTCAGCTTGGTTATGCAGTATTATTTATTTCTCACGATAAAGATAAAACTTTTAAAAGACAAGATGGAACAGAATATAATCAAATTGTTCCTACATTAGGCAATAGTTATAATCTAATTATTAAAGATATGGTAGATATTTATTGCTATGCTCATACTGTTGTTCGAGATAATGTTCCAAAAAGAGTTTTAACACTTCGTTCTTTAGATGGAACTATTGATTGTGGGTCACGCTTCAAATATATGGAACCGGAAGTTAATTTTTCATACGATTCTCTTGTTGAAGCCTTGAATAAAGCTATTGATGAAGAAGCTAAATATGCAGGTAAAGAATTTGTTACGAATGATAGAAATACTAATACTGCATCTACCGAACTTAATTTTGATGATTTATATGCAGAATGTAATACTATGTTATCTTCCTTAACAAAAGAAGAACAAGCACATTACGCTCCATATATTACAGAGATTACCGATAAATATTTAGGCAAAGGTAAGAAAATTATTAATATTACAAGAGATCAAGCAGAACAATTATCATTGATTGTTTTCGATTTAAAAGAACTCTTTAAAAATAGATAAAAATAAAAAACAAGGTAGCGATTAATCTCCTACCTTGTTTTTTTATAAAAAAAATGATATAATAAATAAAATGAGAAAAAGAGGAAAAATAAAATGGCTCATATAGTAAAATGTCTTTTTTGTGGAAAATCTTTTGATAGAGATAAAGAACCTTTTGTTAAAGCGGGGGCTAGAAGATATGCCCATGAAAAATGCGCTGAGGGCCAAGATAAAAATTTATTACAAGAAGAAAAGGATAAAGACCAATTTTTCCAATATGTAAAAAGTATTTATGGTTCTGATTACAATTATGTAATGATTAATCGACAAGCGTTAAATTTTATAAAACAATATGGTTATACGTGGAGTGGAATGACAGGATGCCTACATTGGTTTTATAATATTAAACATGGTAATATTGAAGAGGGACATGGCGGAATTGGTATTATTCCTTATATATATGAAGATGTAAAAAAATATTATCAAGAACGTTATTTAACTGAAAACAAAAATAAGAATAAGAAAATGCGGCGACAGGTTATTGAATTCAATATTGTACCTCCAAAACCGATGAAACCTGCTCCCCGCCTTTTAGATTTAGGAGATGAATAATGGTAAAACTTTATTTTTCTGATAGATACGAAAATGATACTTTAATTGCTGTTTGTGAAGAAACTCAGGTAATAAAGGCTATTAAGGATTTTATAAACGAGTGTAACCAAAATAAAGATTATAAATTTATAATTTATTATATTAGAACTTGGACAGATTCCAAGAACAGTAAGAAGACTTGGTATGATGTAGGTTCTCATAGTGAATTTTTCTATACAATAGAGGTAGAGGATGAGTAAAGTTAGATATACAGACACAACAGCAATTATTCAAGTCATAGGCAGTATCTATAAAAATCCCGATATATTAGATAATGAACAGTATTCTTTTTCTCTTGATGATTTTATAGAAGAATTTCATCAAGTTATTTTTGGAAGTATTTATAACTTACATCAACTTGGTGTAAAAAAAGTAACTCCAGCCAATATAGAAGATTATCTTGAATCAAGACCTAAAAAACTGGCCGTCTATAAATCTAATCGAGGCCCCTAGTATCTTGAAAAAATAAGTGAAAATTCTCAAATTGCTGCTTTTAATTATTATTATCATCGTGTAAAAAAGATGACCTTGCTTAGAATGTATAATGAAACATTAGGTATGGATCTATCTTGGTTATATGATCTTAATAATATTTTTGACCAAAAGAAAAAACAGGCACAAGAAGATTGGTTAGATAATCATACTGAACAAGAAATTATTGATTTAATAGATGATAAAATTGATAGTATCAAAGAAGCCTGTGCTGGCGGGGCGGCAGATGGTATTATTCAAGCTGGCAAGGGCGGACGCGCTTTATTCGAGGAATTAAAAAATAATCCCGATATAGGTTATCCTCTGTTTGGAGATTTAATTAATGCTATCTTTCGCGGTGCCCGCCTCGGTAAATTTTATCTACGTTCAGCCGCAACTAATGTAGGTAAATCTAGAGCAATGGCCGCAGATTGCTGTTTTATTGGATGTAGTGAAATTTATGACTTAGAAAAGAAACAGTGGGTAAGTACTGGTCCTGCACAACCTGCCGCATATATAATGACAGAGCAAGAATTTAGTGAAGTACAAACTATGATGTGGGCTTTCCTTTCAGGTGTAAATGAAAAACATATCTTAACTAATAGATATGAAGAAGGAGAAGAGGAAAGAGTTCTCCATGCTATTGAATTAATTGAAAATAGCCCTTTATATCTAAAAGAATTACATGATTTTTCTCTAAAGGATATTGAAAATGTTACAAAGACATTAATTAAAAAATTTGATGTAAGATATATTTTCTTAGATTATATTCATAGTAGCATGAAGATTCTTTCTGAAGTAGCTTCCCGTGCATCTGTTAAAGGTCTTAGAGAAGATAACGTTCTTTTTATGATTAGTGTTAGACTTAAAGACCTTGCTGTTGAAAATAAAATTTTCATTATGTCAAGTACACAGTTAAATGCAGATTATACAAATGTTACAGTTTTTGACCAGAATCTTCTTCGTGGAGCAAAATCTATTGCCGATAAAATTGATGCAGGTAGCATTTTACTTAATATGACGGAGGCAGACAAAGAAATTATTAATAAAATCTGCTCTGAGAAGGGTATAGAAATTCCTAATCTTAAAATGTCTATATATAAGAATAGACGGGGTGATTATAATCATATTCTTCTATGGTGTAAAGCTGATTTAGGTATATGTAGAATTAATCCTATTTTTGCAACTTCTTATAGTTATGAATTGATTGATATGGAAGATTATAAAATTAATGTTATGGAAGAGAAAGGGGCTTTTTAATGCACGCAACAAAGGAAGAATATTTAAAATTTTTTAAACACATGGAAGAAGAGCATAAGAAAATGCCTTTAGGTGGTATGGCATGGGATGAAGTAGAATGGTGGCTATATTATGCTACTAAAGAAGATAAAATTTTTACTTTAAAAGAATTAGAAAAACTTTTTCCTTATTTATTAAGATGAGGGGCTATATAAGATGAAAATAGAAAAAGTTGTAACACAGATTGATATTCCTTTTCCTGAGAATTGCAGCGAGTGTCCTCTTTTATATGAAGATGGAGATTATCTTACTTGTTGTGCTACGAAAATGTCTGGAGGATATAAGTTTAATCCAGATATAGAAAAACTTTCATTTTGTCCATTATCTAAATGGATACAAATTATAGAAATCCCGGATGAAGATGAAAATATTTATTTAAAATAAAAATAAAGGAGCATTTTAATAATGTTAAATAGTAGTGATGTTCTTGAACTTTTTATTGGGGAAAAAGAATCTAGACTTGGTGTTTTAATGGGTATAGGTCCAATTGATAGTTCAATTGAAGTATTTTTAAATCAAGGTCGAATAAAAATTTTATTAAATAAACATCAACTAGAAAGATTAACTAATAATTTAATAAAAATATTAGACTCATTAGAAAATGAATGAATTAGAACGTAAAAAATATCTTGAAGATATAAAGAACAATTTAACAATTGACCAAGTATATGAATTCCTTACTGATATGGGCGGAGAACCTCAAATTCATCACGATGTAATTGTATCACGTACAATTTGTCATAATCCGCCTGGTCAAGGTTCTTTTAAATTATATTATTACGATAATACAAAACTATTTAAATGTTTTACTCAATGTAATGATACATTTGATATTTTTGAATTAACATTAAAAATAAAAGAAACTGCCCATGAGCAAATTATCTATTGGTCTAAAGAAGGTAAAAAAGTTTCTCGCCCATGGGATTTACCTGATGCAGTACACTATGTTGCAGTCTTTTTTAATATTGAGCCGCCTAATGAAATATTTTCAGAGACACATTCAGAACTTCAAGATTGGCAAATTTTTTCCAAATTAGAAGCAAAAAAACATAAAAAATCAAGCAATCAAATTGTCTCTCTGAATACTTTCCAATGCGATTTTTTAAGAAATTTTCCACAACCTATTATATTACCTTGGATAAAAGAAGGTATTACACAAGAGGTAATTGAATATCATAATATACGTTACGATCCTATTACCCAAGGTATTATAATACCTCATTATAATATAGATGGAGAATTGATTGGAATAAGGGAGCGGACACTTTTAAAAGAAAAAGAAGATAAAGGAAAATATATTCCCGCTATAATTCATGGAAAAATGTATAATCATCCGTTAGGTTTTAATTTATATAATCTTAACGTTAGTAAAGATAACATCCGTAAAATAAAAAAGGTTATTATCTTTGAGGGAGAAAAAAGTCCGTTACTATATGAAAGTTACTTCGGTATCGAGAATGATATTACAGTTGCCGCCTGCGGAAGTAATTTAATTAATTATCAGATTGATATGCTTCTATCTCTTGGAGTTCAAGAAATTATTATTGGTTTTGATCGACAGTATGAAGAGACTGGTGATGATAATTGGAAAAAGTGGACTAAAAAATTAATTGATATTAATAAGAAATATGGTTCAAAAGTACAAATAAGTTTTTTATGGGACAAAGAACACCTTTTAGATTTTAAAGATAGCCCCATCGACAAAGGACCTAATGTCTTTATGGATTTATTTAAAGATAGAATTATTATTTGAGTTGTCAAGTAAATTTGACAACTCAATTTTTTTTTGTTAATATATTTAAAGAAAGAATTAATGAAAAGAAAGGTAAAATAAAATATGAAATATCAATTAATTAATCCTATTAATTAGAATTATTCAACAATAGAGCAAATATTAACTAATAGAGGGATTCCAAAAAATAATATATATCATTATCTTAATACAACAGATGATGATATAAATTCTTTTATGGAATTAGACGAAGAAAAATTAAAGGCGGCAGCCGCATATTTAATTAAAACTATTACCAATAAAGAAAATTGCTTAGTTATCATAGATAGCGATGCTGATGGTTTTACCAGTTCTGCAATTTTAATTAATTATCTACACGATTTGTTTCCCGCATGGGTAGAAACTAATTTAGATTATCGTGTCCACGACGGTAAACAACATGGCTTAAACGATCATATAGATTGGATTATAAAATCTTAGAAATATTCTCTTGTAATAATCCCCGATGCAGGAAGTAATGATGCAGAAGAATGTACAAAACTTAAAGAAAATAATATTAATACTATCGTTTTAGATCACCACTTATGTGATATAGTTAATCCTGATGCTATTGTTATAAATAATCAATTATCTGATTATCCTAATAAAGATTTTAGTGGTGCGGGAGTTGTTTGGCAATTTTGCCGTTATTTAGATTCTTTACTTAAAAAAGATAACGCTAATAATTATCTTGATTTAATGGCGTTGGGCCTTTGCGCCGATATGATGTCTATGACTTCTATTGAAACAAAGCATCTTGAAAATAAAGGTTTTCAAAATCTTAAAAATCCCTTTTTTGTAAACCTATCAGAAAAAAACGCTTATTCTATGAACAATAAAGTTAATCATATGAGTGTTGCTTTTTATATTGCACCTTATATCAATGCTATTTGTAGAAGTGGAACGATAGAAGAAAAAACTTTAACATTTGAATCTATGTTGAAGTTTAAAGCCTTTAAAATGTTACCTTCTACTAAAAGAGGACATACTGTTGGAGAAATGGAACAACTTGTTGAACAAGTTATGAGAATTGTTACTAATGTAAAGAATAGACAGACAAAGGCTCAAGATGCAGGATTACAAACAATAGAAAAGATGATTGAAGAACAACATCTTTTAGATCATAAAGTATTACTATTCTTACTTGAACCTGGCCAAGTTGATAAAAATATTGCAGGTTTAATTGCAAATAAAATTATGGCTAAATATCAAAGGCCTACGTGTTTATTAACAAAAGTAATAAATAATGGAAATATATCTTATCAAGGTTCTGCAAGGGGATGTGATAAAGTAGGAATAAATGATTTTAAAAGTATATGCGCAGAAACAGATTTAACGATGTTTGAAACTGGACACCCTGGAGCATTTGGTTTAGGTATATTGTAGAAAAACCTTCCCGCCTTTATAGAAAAAACAGATGAATTACTTAAAGACATGCCTAACGAAGCAATGTACTATGTAGATTATATTTATCAAGGAAATGCTATTAAATCTGACGATATTCTTACTATTGCTAATATGGAAGATTTATGGGGTAAAGATATTGATGAACCGTTTATTTGCGTAGAACATTTAAAAGTTACTTCTGACATGGTAACAGTTTATAATAAGAAAAATAATACGTTAAAAATAACTACCCCACAAGGAATTTCTTTAATTAAATTTAAAGCAACAGATGAAGAATGTTATATGCTACAAAATACTAACGGTTATTATGAATTAAATATTATTGGAAGAGCAAATAAAAACGAATGGATGGGAAATGTATCTCCACAAATTTTTATATAGGACTATGACATCGTAGACCGAGGCGATTTTGTGTTTTAATCTGCACGGTGCGCGCTGGGTCAAGATTCTGATTTAAAATTAGGTCTTGGCCTTTTTTATTTCGATTTTGCATTTTTTATTTTTTTATGATATAATTATAATATAAAATGAAAAGGAGAAAATAAAATGGCAGAATTTGTAGATAACGGTGTTAAAGAAGTAAAAATTGGCGATACTATTTTTAAACTTTTTACAAAAGAAGATGAAAAAAATTTAAAAGGTTATCAGTATGATTCTTTAGTATATAGATATATCAGGGCTAGAGAAGCTATGGCTGAATTAGAATGGCAAAGAGATCATAAAGTTGAAAGATCTAAATATTATGATAGTGCCCGAAGAGATATAATACGTTTTTGTGAAATTTTAGATGAAACGATAGGAGAACATACATAATGATATTAACAACGAAACAAGAACAAGGATTAAAAACATGTATCGAAAAATATTGTAACGGTGAAAAGCACTGTGTTATTTCTGGCTATGCGGGCGCTGGTAAATCTACATTAGTAAAATTTATTGTTCAGAATCTTCCTGGTGTTAATCCTGAAACAGATGTTGTATATGCTTGCTATACTGGTAAAGCGGCGCAGGTTCTTCTTAAAAAGGGTAATAAAAATGTAATGACTCTACATAAGCTTCTTTATGAGAGTATTCCCAAACCCGATGGAACCTTCTTCCGCAAGCCAAAACCTTTTATAGATTATAAAGTTGTTATTGTAGATGAAGTTTCAATGGCTCCTAAAACTTTAATGGAATTGCTTTTTTCTCATAATGTATTCATTATTGCTTTAGGAGACCCGTTCCAGCTTCCGCCAGTTGACAAAAATCAAGACAATGGATTATTAAATAATCCGGATATTTTTCTTGATGAGATTATGCGGCAGGCTTTAGATTCAGAAATTATTAGATTATCTATGCAAGTCCGCCATAAAGACCCTATTCCTTATTCAACTGGTTCTGATGCTATTGTTATGCCAAAGGCTGATTTAAATACTGGAGTGCTTAAATGGGCAGACCAGATATTAGTAGGTACTAATGCAACACGTATAGCTATTAATAATCAGATGAGGAATCTTTTAGGACGAGGAAATAAACCTGAGAATGGAGATAAAGTTATTTGTTTGAGAAATTATTGGGATAATTTTGCAACAAATGATGACCCTCTCGTAAATGGAACGATTGGTTATATTAATAACGTATATGAAACTTATAATAGAACACCTTATTGGGCTGGCGGAGATACTATAAAGGTTTTAAATGCAGATTTTGTCTCCGATAGTAACGCAGATTTTGGTCCTCTTGCTATGGATGAAAAACAAATTCTTACAGGAGAAAGATGCTTAGATTATAAAAAAATTTATAAACTTACTTCCAACTGGCGGACGGCTAATCTTGTACCAATGGAGTTTACTTATGGATATGCTATTACGGTCCATAAAAGCCAAGGTAGTGAATGGGATAATGTTTGTGTATTAGAAGAGTCTTTTCCTTTTGATAGAGAAGAACATGCGAGATGGCTTTATACGGCTTGTACTCGGAGTGCACAAAAATTAGTTTTGGTGAGATAAAAATGAGTAAAACAGCTAATGTATATATTAATTTAGAAGATTTTCAGAAATTTATTTTAGATTATATTCAGTCCGATGAAATTAATAAGGCTTTTGAAGCGACTACGTTCGCCAATGACATTGAAAAGTCTGAATTATGTTTTCAAGCAATGGAGCACGGTTTAATTTGGGCAAGTTTATTAGCCGGTCAGCAGCCAAAATTAGTTCATATAACGAAAGATGAAGAATAAATAATATGTTTAATAAATATAAAAATAAAATTCAAGACTTAGAAAGAGATTTAAAATCTTTAGAAAAAACTTGCAATGAACTACAAGAAACAATTAATAAATTAAAGGAAGAGAATAGAAATTTAAAAGATGCTAATGATAAATTAAATACTCAAATTATTAGTATGGAACAATTATCTAAAGAAAACGAAATTATGCGGAGATATTATAAAGCAGATGAAGAGCCTTCTCCTGAGATACAAGCAAAAATACTTGCAGATTTAAGACTACATGATATGGAATTTAAAATTCTACAAGAAAAGTTAAATGATTGCAAACAAAAAATATATTTTAATCAAATGCTATCGGCAGCATTACCAATGTATTATTATCCAAGAAACTATTAATGAAAATATTTATATAAGATATAAGGAGTTAAAATATCTAATATGAAATGGTTATATAGATTAGAAAGTAAAACGCCAGACAATGGATTGTGGTATAATGCAAATAATGAATTAGTATGGGGCATCGGGGCAATAGAAAATTGCCAAACTAAATTTTTACCAATGGATTATGATGAACGTTATCATAAAGATAATAAAAATTGGTTTAGTTCATGCAGTAATAAAGAAGATTTATTACATTGGTATAGTTTAGAAGATGCTAAACAACTAATTAAAAATGGTTTTATTTTTACACGGTATCTTGCTCAAGACTATATAGAATATCCTTTAGAAACAACTTTTTTAAAAGAAACGTCTTTAGCAAGAGAAGAAATAGATATAGAACAATTATTTTCAATAACAGAAGGGAAGAAATATGTTAGTTAAAAATTTTGATTGTAATAATTGTACGAAAGAAAACGTATGTAAATATAGAGAAGTGGCAACACCAGAGATTGTATCAAAAGTAGAATCTAAAATTGATAACGAATATTGCCCTACTGTCATTTTCTTTGTAGTTAATTGTAAGGCTTTTCAGGAAAAAACAAGTCTTTTGACAAGAAAATAAAATTATGATATAATTATAGTAACGAAAATAAAGAGAGGTTTAATAGATGCAACGTTTTGTACCACATTGTCATACGGAAATGTCAAATTTTCGTTTACTTGATTGTATAAATAAATTACCAGACCTTGTTAAACGAGGAAAAGAGATTGGACTAGCTGGATTGGCAATTACTGACCATGAAACGATAGCCCAATCTATTCGTGTTTGTAAACTTCAAAAGGAAAATCCTGATTTTAAAATTGCAATAGGTAATGAAATATATCTTACAGATGTCCGCCAGAATGGTATTAAATATTATCACTTTATCCTAATTGCAAAAGATGCGGAAGGACATAAACAGTTACGACAGCTTTCGTCTCGTGCCTGGATGAATTCATATTGGGATAGAGGTATGGAACGTGTGCCTACCCTCAAAAGTGAATTGAAAGAAATAATTGGGCGGAATCCAGGTCATCTTTTAGCAACGTCCGCATGTCTTGGTGGAGAATTGTCTAGCTGTGTGGTAGAAATGGAAAAAGCTAGACATATAGAAGATATGGAAACAGCAACGATTAAATATAATCAAATCATTGATTTTATGAAATTCGTTGATGAAGTTTTTGGAGACGATTTTTACGTTGAAGTTGCGCCGGGAGCATCTAAAGAGCAGATTATTGCAAATAATAAATTGGTGCAAATTGCTCAATTATATGGAAAGAAAGTTGTAATCGGTGACGATGCTCATTATCTTAAAAAAGAAGATAGATATATTCATAAGGCTTATCTTAATTCTAAAGGTGGTGAAAGAGAAACCGATGCTTTTTATGAATATGCATATCTTCAGGACGAAGATGATTTAAGGAAAAATCTTGAACCATCTGTTGGTTTACTGATAGATGAATTTTGTAAGAATAGTATGGAAATGTTTGAAAAGATTCAGATATATGATTTATTTCATAGTCAAACAATTCCAAGTGTGCCTGTTAAAGATTATCCCAAAGGTATAATTGAATGGAATAAGGATATTTATCCTAATCTTTCTTTTTTGTCTAATAGTGATGATGTATATGATCGTTATTGGGTGAATGAATGTACTAATAAATGTATTAGAAAACATTTAAATAAAAAAGAATATTGGGATGAATTAGAAGAAGAAGCAAGAGTAAAAAGAGTAATAGGAGAGAAACTTGGAACAAATATGTTTAAATATCCTATTACACTTAAATATTATATTGATATGATATGGGAGTGCGGGAGTCTTGTCGGTGCTGGAAGAGGCTCATCATGTGCCGCATTAAATCATTATCTTCTTGGTATTACTCAGCTTGACCCAATTGAATGGAATCTTCCTTTCTTTCGTTATATGAATGATGAAAGAACGGAATTAGGTGATATTGATATTGATATATGTCCATCGAAAAAAGGGACAATAGTAAAGAAAATAAAAGAAGAGCGCGGCCGCAGGTTCAATCCTGATATAGATGATTTATCACGAAAGAATCTAGGTTGTACTTTAGTAGCTACTTATGGTACAGAACAAACCAAGTCCGCAGTCCTTACAGCCTGCCGCGGCTATCGTTCAGAAGAGTATCCAGATGGAATTGATAATGATGAAGCACAGTATATTGCATCATTGATTCCGTCAGAAAGAGGCTTTCTATGGCCTCTTGAAGATGTTATAAATGGTAATAAAGATAAGGATAGAGAGCCTGTACATGCTTTTGTTAATGAAGTAAATATGTATCCTGGTCTTCTTGATATTATTTTTGGTATTGTAGGACTTATAAATAAACGTAGTAGCCATGCAAGTGGTGTTATTTTATTTGATGAAGACCCATATGAATTTGGCTGTTTTATGAAAACTCCGAAAGGAGAGATTATTACGCAATATGATTTGCATGATTGTGAAGCAGCTGGTCTCGTTAAATATGATTTTCTAGTTACAGAAGTACAAGATAAACTTGCACAGGCAATTAGATTTTTACAGGAAGATGGCGTAATTGAAGATAATGGAATTAATCTTCGTCCTGTATATGATAAATATTTTCATCCAAATGTTTTACCAATGGATGATAAAAATGTATGGGATGCAATTCAGAATGGTTCAGTAATAAATGTTTTTCAGTTTGATAGTGAAGTAGGAAGTCAGGCTGCAAAAAAAATTAAGCCTACAACGATTCTTGAATTAACGGACGCAAACGGTCTTATGAGATTAATGACCGCGGAAAAAGGCGCAGAGACACCAATGGAAAAATATATTCGTTTTAAGAATAATCTTGATCTTTGGTATAAAGAAATGCATGATTTTGGATTAACTCCTAACGAAAGAGATTACCTTAAACCTTATTTTAAATCATCATATGGCGTTCCCCCTTCACAAGAACAATTAATGTTGATGCTTATGGATAAAAATATTTGTGATTTTACTTTGGCGGAAGCAAATGCCGCAAGAAAAATTGTTGGTAAGAAACAAATGAGTAAAATCCCAGAATTACATCAAAAAATCCTAGAGAAAGCATCTTCTGAAAAACTTGGTAAATATGTGTGGGAAAATGGCGTCGGTCCCCAGATGGGTTATTCATTTAGCGTTGTGGAAATGGCGCTCACACACTTAACCTGCTCATCACAGGGGTTAATTAATCATTAATATAATGATGACAAATTATAGATTAATTAGCTAACGAGGGTAAAATCTCGTGACAAATTTTTATGAATTGATTTGACAAATTAAAAAATTTTTGATATAATGAGGAAAATAATACGAAAGGTGTATCCGAATTATGGAAAAAATTTATATTTATAAATACGTTAATAAAATTAATGGACATGTTTATGTAGGTCAAACAAATGATTTACAAAAAAGATATAATGGGCATAAAAGCGATAGTTTAAATCCAAATAGCCATAGTTATAATTATCCTTTATCAAAAGCCTTTAGAAAATACGGAATAGAAAATTTTTCTTATGAAATTATTGAAGAAATTGATGATAGAGAGGTAGCTAATAAAAAAGAAATATATTGGATAGAAAAATTAAAAAGTCATGTTTCTCAAGGGGGGTATAATATTACTAAAGGTGGTGAAAGTCATAATGGACAAAAAGTGCCTTGGGAAGAATTATTAACTAAAGGAAAAGTATTTACGCCAGAAGAAATAGTTGATATTCAAAATCAACTTATTCAAGGTGCATTATATAATGACCTCATTGAGCAATATAAGCCTAGATTAACAAGAACTTTTTTAAGTAATTTAAATCATGGTGTAAATTATAAAAATCCAAAATTAAGCTATCCTTTAAAAAAAGATTTCTCAGGAGAAAAAAGCCATTTTAGCAAAGAGGAAATTCAAAACATTAAGCAAGATATAAGAAATGGCGTTAGATATTTTGATATTCAAAAAAAATACAATATAGAAAGTGCCGGTTTTATATCAGGAATTAATACTGGAAGATATTTTTTTGATAAAAAAGAATCTTATCCTCTTTGTTTAAAAGGATGCGCAGATAAAAGTTGGATTTGGCCTTGTATAAATGATATTGTTTATAGTAGTGATTCTCTTGTAACTATAGCAAAAAAATATGGAAAAGCTGAAAGTACAATTAAAAAACTGGGACAAGGAAGAGCTAATAAACAAGATAAATTAATTTACCCTTTAAGAAGTCATAGAGAAGAAAATAAACGTATTTTAAAATCATTATCATAAAAAAATGTTGTATCGACTATCCTGGGTTAGACCGGGAGTACTGAAACTATTGATACGTTTTGGGAAATAGTGTGCAGAGGAGAGTATGTCAAAACTCACTACAAACTCTGTAAAAAATAGTCAGTTATTTATAAAATAATGTATTCACGCTTTAGCTTATAGTTTTATCGGTTTTCAAACAGCTTATATTGCTACTCATTGGAATCCTATTTATTGGGATACCGCATGTCTTGTTGTAAATAGCGGAAGTTTGGAAGATGAAGATGATAATGAATATGATGAAGATGGTAATCCTGTAAAGAAAAAAGAAGTTGCAACAGATTATGGGAAAGTTGCAAAAGCATTAGGTGAAATTATTAATGTAGGTATTCATGTTAGTTTAATAGATATTAATAAATCTGATTATGGGTTTAAGCCTGATGTAGAAAATAATCAAATTCTTTTTGGTATGAAAGCATTAAATGGAGTGGGTGCTGCAGTTGTTGACCAGATTAAACAAAATCGTCCGTATAAATCTTTAAAAGATTTTTTAAATAGATGTAAATTAAATAAAACGGTAATGATTAGTTTGATTAAAGCTGGTGCTTTTGATGAATTAGAAACAAAAAACGCAGAAGAGATTAACATTAATTCTCGTTTATGGTCAATGATATATTATTTGTCTATTACAAGTAATCCAAAAACACGTTTAAATCTTCAAAATATGGCAACATTAATTAATTATAATCTTATTCCAGAATCTTTAGATTTTGAAAAGAAAGTTTATTTCTTTAACAAGTATTTGAAAACTAAAAAATGGAAAGATTCTTATGTTATGCCTGAACAACATAGTATGAATTTTTATTCCGACCATTTTGATATGGAGAATATTGATATTATAAATAATTGTTTCGTGATAAAACAAAAGGTATGGGATAAAATTTATAAAAAAATAATGGATAGTGTGCGGGAATGGTTACAGTTTGAACAGCAAGATGTTTTAAAACAATTAAATTTAAAACTTTTTCAAGAAGAATGGAATAAATATGCAGAAGGAAATATTTCATATTGGGAAATGAAATCCTTATGTTTTTATTATCACGACCATGAATTAAAAAATGTTGATAATAAATTTTATGGTATTGTTGATTTTAATAGCCTTTCTTCTTCTCCTGTTGTTGATTACTTCTTTAAACGTAACGGTAAACAAATTCCTATTTATAAACTTCAAAAAATTGCGGGAACAGTTATTGGTAAAAATGATACTCGTCATATTGTAACTTTATTAACAACAACAGGAACTGTTAATGTTAAATTTACACGTGATTATTACGCAATGTTCAATAGACAGATTAGTGAAGTGAATAATGAGGGTATAAAAAAAGTAAAAGAAAAAGGTTGGTTTACTCGTGGTAATAAACTTTTAGTTACAGGATATAGGAGAGACGATACTTTTGTAGCTAAGAAATATAAAAGTACGAGCGGGCACCAGCTTTATTTGATAACGAATGTAAATGGAAGAAGAATTGAACTAACTTCCGCACGATATGGAATGGAGGAAGATAATGAATAAATATAAAGTTATAGCATTGTTTGGTCCTGCGGGTTCGGGAAAGGATTATCTCCTTTCCCACCTTTTCCAAACTATTTATGGAAAGACTCAACTAAATAAAATTATTACATCTACTACCCGCCCGCCCAGACCTTATTAGGCGGATGGAATCCATTACCACTTTATTAATACAGCAAATGAGTTTATGAGTGGAGAAAATTTAAAAAAGTGGATAGAATTTTCTTGCTTTAATAATTGGTGGTATGGTACATCTATTGATACTTTAGTAAAAGATAAAATCAATGTAGGTGTTTTTTCTCCTAATTCAATTAAACAATTATTATAGAATGATGAAATTGATTGCACTCCTATATTAATTTGGTGTCCTGATAAAATTAGGCTTTTAAGACAATTAAAGAGGGAAGATTCTCCTAATTGCAATGAAATTTGTAGAAGATTTCTTGCAGATAGTAAAGATTTTTTAAATCTTCCTTTTTCTTATAAGGTTCTTGAAAATTTTACTGATGAAGTTTAGCCTATTATCACAGACTTAATTCATATTATTAAAGAAAATTAATGATAAGGGCAGAATTATTTCATTCAGCTTTTATCATTTTAAAATATAAATATAGGAGGAAAATATAATGATGGATATTACATTATATACAACACATTGCCCAAAATGTAAAGTTTTAAAATCTAAGATGGATGCTGTAGGACTTACATATAATATCTGTGAAGATGTAGAAAAGATGTTATCTTTAGGTATTCAAACGGCGCCCGCCCTTGGAATTAACAGAGAAATTTTAGATTTTGGACAAGCAATTAAATGGTTAAAGGAGAATTATAATTAATGGCTAATATTAATATTAGACTTGGTAAAAATTTTACGACACAATATAATAAACTACAAGGATAGTTTGGGACTGAAATTGCAAGAATTAATGGCTTTGATGACGATCAATTAAGCTACACCGATTTTATTGATAATTTTATTGATGAAAAAACAGTAGCTAATGTTTCAATAGATGGTAATAGTAATGTACGACGTAAAGATATAGTAACATTACTTTCTGAAATGCCAAAACCACATAGAAAACTTTTAGCTTTTAATAAAATTTATTATGAGATTCAAAAGAAATATGGTTTTAAGACAGCTAATGAATGGTTAAGGGCGGAATGGATTGGAGAGTTATATTTACACGATTCCGATACTTCTACTTTTAAACATTATTGTTTTGCGTATGATCTTAAAGATTTGGCGGAGAAGGGTCTTTATTTTATTGGAGATCCATTTAATTCTAAACCTGCAAAACATTTAACTACTTTTGTTGATTTTGTAAAAGAATTTATTGGTTTTGCTAGCAATCGAAGTAGTGGAGCAGTCGGTTTACCAAATTTAATTCCATATATGTTTTATTTTTGGAATAAAGACAAAGAAAATAATTATCTTGGTATTACGACTTCTAATTCTACTGAAAGCTACGCAAGACAAAATTTCCAACGTTTTATTTATGCTGTAAACCAGCCTTACGTTCGTGATGGACAACAGTCTGCATTTACTAACACTTCTATTTTTGATAAACCCTATTTTGAAGCATTATTTGGTGGAGCAGAGTTTCCTGATGGAACTTTTATGATTGATTATGAAGATGAAATTATCAACTTTCAAAAATGGTATATGGAAGAAATGGCAAAAACGAGAAAAGAAAATATGTTTACATTTCCGGTAAGTACCATTTCACTACTTTATCAAAATAAAGAGTTTGTTGATCCAGAGTTTGCGGAATGGGCTATTCGTCATAATATGCAATGGTCAGATAGCAATATTTTTGTTGATGATAGCGTAAATAGTTTAAGCAATTGTTGTAGATTAAAGAGCGATATAAGAGACCTTGGTTATTTTAATTCAATTGGCGGAACCGCTCTTAAGGTAGGTAGTGTAAAAGTATCTACAATTAATTTAGCACGTTTGGCATTAGATACTAATTCAGAAGAAGAGTATTTAAAAGAATTAGAAAAAAGAACTCTTTTAGATTTAAAAGTTCTTGATGTAGTTCGTAATATTATTAAACGAAATGTAGAAAAAGGATTATTGCCTAACTTTACTTATGGTTTAGTAGATTTCGATCATTTATATAATACAATTGGTTTTATTGGGATATATGAAACAATGAAACGATTTGGCTACGTTAAAAAAGATTAGCTAGGAAATAGTTTTTATACTGAAGAAGCTAGCGCATTTGGAGAAAAAATCTTTAAAACAATGAGAAAAGTCGCAGATCAATTCATAATACAATATGAATGTGACTATATGGTAAATACGGAACAAATTCCTGGCGAGACAGCTGCTGCAAAACTTATGAAAAAAGATTTATTTTTCTATCCTAATGCGGATATTTATGATTTACCTTTATATGGAAATCAATTTATTCCTTTAGGTATAAAGACTACTTTACAAGAGAGAGTTAGAGTACAGGCTTTATTTGATAGCTTTTGTAATGGAGGCTCTATACTTCATGCTAATATAGACTCTCCTTTTGATAGTTTTGATAAAGCATGGAAAATGGTAAAATATATTGCAGATGCGGGCGTTACCTATTTTGCATTTAATACTAAAATTCAAACATGCGAAGAGAACCATGCTTTTTATGGTAGAACATGTCCAATTTGTGGAAAGCCTGTTGAAACAGAATATACTAGAGTAGTAGGTTTTTACACTCCTATTAATACTTGGTCTAGTTCAAGAGTAAAAGAATATAAGATGCGTAGATGGTAGCCAATAAATAGTACCGCGGAGGCTATATGAAAATAATTGATATTATAGATGAGGATTTTATTAATTATAAAAAACCCTGTATGGTTATAATGATGCCTTTTTGTACTTTTAAATGTGACAAGGAGTGCGGGGAGCAGGTTTGTCAGAATTCAGACCTAGCTTCCGCACAAAAAATAGATGTACCAACAAAAAAAATTATACAAAGATACTTAAATAATCCTATTTCGGAAGCTATTGTATTCCAAGGATTAGAGCCTATGGATTCTTTTTATCAACTATTAAATTTTATAAAAAAGTTTCGTGATGTATCTAATGATGATATTGTAATATATACAGGTTATAACAAAGAAGAAATTCAATGGTATTTGACTTTTTTAAAAGATTTTGATAATATTATTATTAAATATGGCAGATTTATTCCTAATCAAGAAACACACTTTGATAAAGAATTAGGAGTTTCATTGGCTAGTGATAATCAATATGCGGAAAGGTTAAAACTGTGACAATAAAAGTAACGGAAAATAAAGAACTTGCTAATTAGATTAGGGCAATGCTCAAAAATAATAATGGGTATTGCCCTTGCAAAACTATAAAAAACGAAGATACTAAATGTATATGCAAAGAATTCCGAGACCAAGGGTTAGGAGAATGTCATTGCGGATTATATAAAAAGATAGAATTATAAGGAGAAAATAATGGCAGAACTTAATATGGGAACATTATATGCTGCAAATAAACAACTTATGTCAAATAAATAGTTGTTTAAACCTATGAATCATCTTGAAAAAGCTGCCGCGCAAAATAAGATTGAAAATTTTTTTAATATGAAGTGTGATTCATATGGAATGTTATATTGTAAGGATAGAAGCGATTTTACTATTTTTCACATGTATGAAAATCAAAACCCAAATCCTCCAGCAATCGCCGCAAAAGAATGTTTAGATTGCTGCGTAAATAGAGGAGAGCTACTATCAATTGAAGAACAGCCTGATGGAAATTTTGAAATTTGGATAAGAATTAATGATGAACCTTTTGCGTATTATCTTTTTCCTTATGACAATGCAGTAATAGAGGTGTGATACGGATTCTACTGTAGTTTTACAAAAGGCAGAAAGTAAATACTATGAAAGATTATTTCACGCGGCCGCTAGTAATAATCCTCTACATAGCATTTGTTTACTTTCCTGCTATGGGAAACCTTTACATTATCAAGCATACGAGCATTAAGAGGAAATAAAATGAATAAAACAGTTTATTGTAGAATAAAAATGGGAGAGTTAAATCAAACATTATTTATTAAAAATGATCCTTTCTCCGCTCCACGAGAAGAAAAAATTTCATTACAAGATTTACCTACTTTTCTGACTAATGATAAGTAGATTAGTAAAGTTTATATAAGCGGCTGTCCTAAAAATTTTTTATAGAAAATAGAAAAAGATGTAAAACAAAAAGAATAGATTTTATACGCTAATACAGATAAAAAACCAATAGTTTTTATATACTCTCAATTTTAAAGGAGAAATATTAATGAGTAGATATTTAATAAAGGTAACAGAACAATATCGTTGCGATTTAGAACAAGAGGCAATGAAACTTATTGAAGAAGCAAAAAAAAGTTCTCAATATACTGTAACAAAATCTAGTAATGAAATAAAAACACAAAAGAAAAATGGTGAAATCATTGACGAATGGAGACGAGTTATTATTACAAAAGAATTTTGTCAAGAGAAAGAACCTGATTGTGAATTAATGCCAGTTTATACTGATGGAATAGATGGAGACGAGAATGAGTATTAATATTAAAATTAAAAAATTAAATGAAACGGCGAAGTTACCTTTCCTTGGAAGTTAGGATGCCGCAATGTGTGATCTATATGCTAATATAAATAAAACTACATATATTTTACCACATATGACATAGATGATTGGAACAGGTCTTGCAATGGAGATTCCTAAAGAATATTGGGGAGGAATTTTCCCTCGAAGCGGCCTTGCTTCAAAAAAGGGCCTCCGCCCTGCTAACTGTGTCGGTGTTATTGATTCTGATTATAGAGGATAGGTAATTGTAGCGGTGCATAATGATTCAAGCAATGTCCGCAAGGTAGAACCTCAAGAAAGAATCGCACAATTTGCTTTATTACCTAAATATAGTCTTATTTTTGAAGAAGTAGATGAATTAACAGACACCTCCCGTGGAGAGGGTGGATTTGGTAGTAGTGGAAGTAAATAAAAAAATGGGATGAGTAATTAAACTCATCCCATTTTTTTTTGACTTTTTTAAAAATTTTTGTTATACTTTAGTTAGATTGAAGGAGGTAAATTCAACGATGAAAACTTTAGCGATAGATGCCTCTACTAAATCTAGCGGGATTGCAATATTTTAGTAGGGCAAATTGATTCATTACGAATGTTTAATATAGAATGATCGAAACGTTTATAAAAGAATTGATAATATGAGTAATAGAATTGTAGAAATATGTAAAAAATATAAACCTACTAATATTGTAATGGAAGAAGTCTTACCATAGGATGTTAGACAAAATCAATTAGTATATAAAGCATTAATATATCTTCAAGGAGAAACAATTACAAAATTAGGTGTTTTAGGTTATAAGGTAGATTTATATGTAGTTGGACATTGGCGAAGAATATGTGGAATACATACTGGGCCAGGTGTAAAAAGAGAAACTTTAAAAGCAGCAAGTCAACGTCTAGTTAAAATGATTTATAATATAAATGTTAATGATGATATAAGTGATGCTATCTGTTTAGGTATTGCTTATATAAAAGAAAATTTAAAATAAAAATAACCCTTACATTTTTATGTAAGGGTTATTTTTTTATAATTAAATTATTTTCTTTCCCACATACCTACACAATAAATACTATTAGTAGAACTAGAATGATTCTGTTGGATTGCTCCATTAGAATCAATAGAAATCATTGCGCCATGTGGAGTAGTTGAACTTTTAAATGCAAAAAAGGCGGGCAATCTTTGAGTAGAAGTTGGCGCGTATATTTTGGGAACAGTAAATAAAGTTGTGCCAGTAGGAATTGTCCCATCTGTAGTTGTATAAGCAATGCTCATAGTCATAAAAATAGTATTGCCTAATTGTTTAATAAAACAATATCTTACATTTGTATCAGCTATAGCATTAGAATATCTTACTCCTATTGCTGTTACAGTTGAATCTCCTATTTTTCCTACAATTCCAAAATTTTCGTCAAAAGATAAAGTGGGAATTATAGTCTTTTCTGTATTCCAGAAATGTTTAACTAGCCATCTTCCAATAGTACTATTATTAATTATTTTGGCACTATAGAGTCCACTATCACCATTTTGCGTAGACATTAATCGTGCCCTTGTTTCGCCCGCCCCTTT